CGAGATCACAATATGGATATTAATGATTTCGCGAACGATTCTTTGGTGCTAATAAAGAATCAAACAAAAGTAGATTTAAAAGATTTACAGATACCACATGGCTTGGCTAGCCGTGATGTAAGTATTGAAACCGAGATGAAATCTGGCAATACTAGTCTTCCTAGGAGTGATGCGCACAAAGCGCTCACCGGGATCTTGAGTGAACAAGATTCTGTAGGAAAACCGTCTGCTTCAATAAGCGGAGATGAAGAACAGTTAGAGTTTAAGGACGAAATATCTTTAGATAATCTAACACAAGTGAATCTGATCGAATTTTCAAATATTATTCAGGATCAGGCTTCTTTAGTTAAGAAGCGTTCTTCAACGGGAGGATGTATCGTATCAATCAGAGATCTAGTGGATAACTACCCTAGTTTCTCTGAGGCTCAACTTGCGTCAAAACAGAAAAGCACAGAAGAATCGACCAATAAATGGGTTCAGATTAGTGCTTACTTTACCAATTGCAAAACTCCAAAGGAAGAGTTTTTGTGTATATGGAAAGTTGTAGTTGATTTATTTCGAACAATAATAATGTTTGGATATTGCATACCGAAAAAGAATGAGTTATTAAGACTGCGTATGATTAAAGTATGGCTTCATTGGTCATATCTTGTCAACGTCTTGCCTCCTTGTAAGGAGATCCACGGAGAAACACTGGAAGTGTCACGATGGATGAAGGTTGTTAAATATAAATTGGCAGCTTTCGCGGCTTGGGCCAAGCACTCAGTTGTGCTCCCAAAGAGTCCTTTCACAGATTCCATTAACTTGGCTCCCGAATCATTGATTGATGGGCAGTTTAAACGATGGTTTCTTTTCCAAAAAGAAGAAACTGAAAGTGAATGTGAATGGTATATGGCAATGGTGGATACTTTATGTAGAGGTATAAAGAAAGGTGCAGAACGTTCAACAGATAATGACTGTAAAGTTAGTTGTCTTGAGACTTTTGATCTTTTTGTGACTCCAAAAGTGAAACCGGAGTTCTGTTATGAAACACAAGGTTATTATAGATTAATCACTGTTTTAGAAATGGAACAGGAAATTAGACGAAGTGCTGATGAAATTATTGGAGAAGATCAATTCTATCCTGATTTCAGTTCGTGCCCTAGTTTCTCGTCATGTACTGAGAATAGTCTGACTAAAGGCGGACATGTGAAAATTGTTAAACAATTCGTTCCATCATATCCTCGGGAACCTGTTTGTGAATCAAAGTATGGAATTGCTTTTGATCCATTCCCTGACAATCATTTTAATGATACAGATTGTCCCAATCCTATATGTACTAAACCTATCAATTCAATTGATGAAGGTTCTCATAGACGTATTGCAAAGATTGGTGAGTTAAAATCAGTTAAGTATCTTGAGTACTCTATAAATCCAGAGAATCTCGGCACTGATTTAGATATTGATGAGTTATGTAAGAAATGCTTATCCACTCCCTCTGTAATTAATCCTATAGGTCTTAAAGAGGCTTTAAAGGTAAGAGGTATAACAACACCTTGTGCACTGGAAACATGGTTATTAAAACCGTTACAGAAGTTTCTAGCAAAGTGCCTACTGAAACATGCAGTATTTGCAGTAACAGGAACACCGCTCACTAATAAACATTTGGAGCAGGTTATTAAGTTTCTTGGGAATGAGCAAGAATTAGTTTCAGGTGATTATGATAATGCAACTAACATGATGATTAACTCGTACACACGTGTATGTCTTGAACACATAGTTAAGAAACTCCACTTAAATAAAGACTATGGAGAAGTTGCCATTCGATCATTGTGTGATTGTATTGTTGAATTCGAATATAAAGATTCAAAAGGAAAGAAGATTTTATTAAGTGCTCCACAGAAGGAGGCACAGCCTATGGGTAAAATCTTATCTTTCTCCGTATTATGTATAATTAATTTCGCCGTGTGCAGGAAAGCACTCGAGTTAGATCGTAATAGAAGTATTGCGATTTCTCAGTTCCCCGGTCTCATAAATGGAGATGATTGTTGTTTCCCTATTAATAATTTTAATTTTTGGGTTGGATGTTCAGCTATGGTTGGACTTATCAATTCTATTGGAAAGACATTTACATCTAAGAAGTTTGTGGAGATGAACTCAAGAACATTTTTACTTCGTGGTGGATCAAAATATGAAGATGGTTTATTTGATTTCTCTTTTAAGGAAATCCCATTCATTAATTTTGGACTCATGAAAGGTATGGTTCGTTCGGCTGGAGGCGAGAAAGTTACTGATAAGTTAAATCAAGAAAAGCGTGAAGTAGTTGAAGCAGTTTCTCGAATGGGATGGTGTCATAAAGAGCTTATTAAAGGCTTTGAACCCCTATTTGATGATTTGGATTATTTATTCAAACACTACCATAATCGATACTTGTTATCAGAACATCTACTCGGAATACCTTATTATATCCCTTTCTGGTTGGGTGGACTTGGAATGTCTGTCGGCTTTAAGCCTGAACAGTTAATCAGTCCTGACCAATTGAAGATTTCAAAATGGATCTATCAAAATTACAGAAAGAAAGGATTTAAACCAAAAAGCGTTTGTCTGGAAAAGACTTGTTTAATTAACAACCTCTATGAAAAAGAGATGCAGCGACTTTTAAAGTTATATGGTATTGAGGAGTTAGACCCCTTCCAAAGTTTGGAGACTCAAGATGGTCTTCATAGTGTAAATCTAAAAATTGAAAATGATAGAGTTTACGCTGAAGTGGTTCAACATATATGGAGATCTAAGAATCTCGATCAATTCTTTGTCAATATTACTGACGACTTCATTTATGCTTCAAATAAGATAAGTGTTGCGAAGATATTTTATAATCAAAAGCTCTGGATGAAAGGATTTCATTCTAAAGAATATATTGAGGGATTTATAAAATGGTATCAGATTTGGCATCAAAAACAACAGCAAGTTGTGCCTATTATAGGAAGAAGTGCAGAAAGGGAAAATAATTTAATTGCCTTTGAAGCACGTGACTCATTATCACGGCTAGAAATCTAGTTTGAACCTATAATCATTGTTTTGGGTATATTAATGTACCGCTCACTAATAGTGAGGGCTCGCGAG